AGTGCAATTTTTAACATAACAAGTATTTTTCCCATCAATATCTATATTATATATTTCAGATTTATTGATTTTCGAATTATCTCTCGCATCTGTAACACCTCTTGTATTTACAACCCCGCCACATACGTTATAAATACTTTCAGGATCTTCGCGAGGTAGTGGTAATAATATATGATCGGCATTTTTTGCAACAAATGATGGAGTTATATTAGATGATTGTTCGCATTGTTCGCATGTAACAGGTTTTTCATATTGTTGTATGATATCATTTGTCGTATTTTCATTGATATTATCCAGAACCTTATTTACTATATTTTCATTTATTATTTGTAATATAACAGAATTTAATATATAATAATCGCTTTTAGTATCGAGAATATTTACAAAATCGACGAAAACTCTTTTAACTCTCTTTTTACTATCGCGATTATTAACTTTATTCATCAAAACAATAACAATACAATTAATAATATATACATATTTTATTTTTATATTTTTATTCGTTAATATATAATGTTATTACATAATCTTATTACATAATATTATTACATAATCTTATTACATAATGTTGTATATTTATAGTAATTAAAATATATGCCTATATATATACAATAACAATCTACTTGCAAAATAAATGAGACGAGCATTGTTAGTTGGTATAAATTATTTGGGCACCAGAAATCAGTTAAATGGGTGTATAAATGATATTAACAATATAGGTACATATCTACACACAGTTAGGAAATATAATTCATTTATCGTATTAACTGACTATACTGCACAAAAACCTACACGTGCTAATATATTAAGTGCGTTCGCAGTATTGCTTAAAGGTGCTGTTGCTGGCGACGAACTATGGTTCCATTATTCAGGACACGGTTCTTTAATACGCGATACTAGTGGCGACGAAGAAAGTGGAAAGGATTCTTGTATATGTCCTATAGATTTCGCAAGATCTGGTTTTATTAGCGATGATTTAATTCGAAACAATTTAGCACTTCTTGTCCCAAAAGGTGTGCGATTATATATTATCTTAGATGCATGTCATAGTGGCACAGGTTGCGATTTAAGGTATAAATATGATGACTCTAGTTATCTTACAAATAAAAAAGCGCCTCTTCCTACAAAATATGTTGCAGCAGATTGGTCTTTACAACAGACTAATTATGAATATAAAAGATATGCAAAAACCAATGGGGATGTTTTTTGTATTAGCGGTTGTCAGGATAGTCAAACAAGCGCAGATGCATATCTAGGTGGACAAGCGTGCGGTGCACTTTCATATATATTGTTAAATAGTTTGCGTAATAATTCACCAATAACTTATAAATGGAAACATTTACTGAAAGATATATGCTGTGGTGAAAAAGTCAACCGTTTTGAACAACGCACCGCATTAACATCCGGAAATCCTTTAAATATGGAAGATAATGTTTTTGTAACACCGACTGCACCCACACCTGCAGTGGCAACAGCACCCGCTCGTATGAATAATAATATTGGAAGAAAACAGGTTATATCTATGGCAAGAAATTTAAATTATAATCCAAAAATAAAGAAACTATATATTAATTTTTAAATGAAGGCTGGCTAATATGGGAATATCGATTGTATGTAAAATAAATATTATTATTATAAACCTATAATAATATTTTTAACTTTTTATATTAACTTTTTATTTTAACTTTTTATTTTCAAAGTCACAGTGCAGTGTTCCAAATATAAATTTTATAAAAGACCATTCTTTTTTTTTATCTTTATATTCTTTAATAAAATAAAGCGCAAATCCCAATATAATAGTAAAAATTATAAATAATACTAATTTTCTTTCAACGCTTATTAAAGAAACTATATTTTCTTTATATTCATTTTTATTATTTATTTTTCTATAATATATAATCTGATTTTGAATATAATATGTTATTAAAAATAACAAAAAAGTAAAAATAGTAAAATATAAATTCATTTTGGCAAACATTAAAAATAACACCCAAACTAAACAAGTAATTTTAACGTTTTCTACTGGACTAACAATTATACCGTCATCCGTTGTAAAGTCAATTGTAAAATAAATAATTATAAAAAGTAAAATATATTGAACATATACATTACCATTTAATAATTCTTGAATTCTACAACTAAGAATTTTAGTTGTTACATATTTTCCAGAAACAAACAATATTATCAATAAAAGTCCTTTATTTATATTCAGATATAAACTATTTTCCATATTTACAATTCATATACATAATAAAATATTTTATTTTTTTTAAAAATTAACTATAATTTTTAAAATTTCAATATTTATTTTCGATATTTTTTTCGATATTTTTTTCGATATTTTTTTCGATATTCATTTTCGATATTTTTTTCGATATTTATATATGTATATAATTTGTGGGAAATACACTTAAAACTAAATTGAAATAATAAATAAGCAATAATCCAATAATAAGAATTCAAATCTAAAAGAAAAAAGAATGTCAAAAGCTTTTGTATCAAGTGTTAGTTGTAGTGGTAAAGTGAAGGTAAAAGACAGCGATAACGAAAAAATCAAAGGCAAAGGCAAAGGACATCTTAAATCTTGTGAAAATTTAGAATTAAATATTACGGATATACCTTTCAATGTAGAGGATGAAATTGTCGGTGAGGTAAAACAGAGAAAGAATAAAAAACATGAAAAAATAAATATAAATATAGACAAATCAAAAATAGTATCAAGTAACGATAAATCTAGCAATACAGAACAAAACCAGGATACACAACAAATTAAGAATTCGATTAATGAAGTAGAAGTAGAAGTAGACAAAACAGAAGTCGAAAAAGAAAAAAAAATAGAAAATTCATTGCAGGTGGCATTGAAGCCGTCAAGCATTCCATATATTGAGACACCGTGGACTATTATTGGCGCATATTTTAGAAATCAGCATTTGAAACGCTTGGTTCGTCATCAAATCGAATCCTACAATGATTTTGTGAATAATCAAATTCAACGAACAATTGATATGTTCAATCCTGTTCTAATTGCATCAGAACAAGACATGTGCAAAAGAACTAAAAAGAATAAATTAGAATTACATGTAACATTTGACAAATTTAATTTATATCGTCCACAAATTCATGAAAATAATGGAGCTACAAAAATTATGTTTCCACACGATGCGCGTTCGAGAAATTTCACATACGCGTCATCCATGACAATTGATATAAATATTCGCTATGTCGTAAGAACAGGAGAAAATCTAGAGAACGCACAGACATTTTATAAAGCTATTCCAAAAGTTCATATTGGGAAATTACCAATTATGTTGAAATCGTCGATATGCGTTCTTAGTCAATATACTCATATTAATAATAATGTATCTGGAGAATGTAAGCATGATGCAGGGGGCTATTTTATTATTAATGGGAGCGAAAAAACAGTCTTGGGCCAAGAGAGGGCAGCAGAGAATCGCGTATATTGTTATAATACATCAAAAAACAACAACAAATGGGTTTGGACAGCCGAAATTAAATCTGTTCCCGATTTTAAATGTATCTCGCCAAAACAAATTAATGTCATGATTGCGAATAAAAATAATGGATTCGGATGTCCCATATATGTTCAAATTCCTCGCATTAAACAACCCATCGCGCTTTTCGTAGTATTTCGTGCACTTGGAATCATGTCAGACAAAGAAATCTGCAATCATATTGTATTGGATATTGAGGATGTAACTACCAAACCAATCTTGGATTCTCTACAAGCATCTATTATTGACGCGAATTCTGTAATGACGCAAGAAGATGCTCTTAGGATTATTACATCTAATGTTATGTTTACACCAATGAATATGGATAAAGAGGCCGGAGCTGCAAAAAAGAGAGTATTTACACAAGATGTGCTCAATAACGATTTATTCCCGCACTGCCATAATGCTATTCAAAAAATATACTTTCTAGGATATATGGTAAATCGCGTTTTAAGATGCAGTCTCGATATGGCGAAACAAGATGACCGCGACTCCTATGTAAACAAGCGCGTTGATTTGACTGGTGCTCTTCTAAATAATTTATTCCGCAACTATTTCAACAAACTGGTTAAAGATATGTCAAAGCAAATCATTAAAGAAATTAATATGGGTTCGTGGCGTTCTACTGACGATCACATGAATATCGTCAACAAAACAAATATTTATAAAATTATTAAGTCGACAACTATTGAGAATGGGCTAAAGCGTGCCCTTTCCACCGGAGATTTTGGTATTAAAAATGTGAATAGCAATAAAGTCGGTGTAGCTCAGGTTCTGAATCGTCTTACATATGTATCAAGTCTCAGCCATCTTCGTCGTATTAATACACCTGTTGACAAAAGCGGTAAACTGATCGCCCCGCGCAAACTTCACAATACGACATGGGGGTTTTTATGTGTAGCTGAAACACCTGAAGGTGGCAGTGTAGGTGTCGTAAAGAATATCAGTTATATGACGCACCTCACAATCCCTAGCAATTCCGAATCATTGCACCAACATGTTGAACCGTTTATTTCGAGAATGGATAGCATAAATCAGAAAGAAATGTTCTTGAACGTGAAAGTATTTGTAAATGGAGCTTGGTTAGGTAATACTGCGAATCCTATCGAGCTATATAATGCATTCAAAGATAAGAAATCCAAAGGTATTATTAATATTTACACATCTGTTGCATTCGATATTAAAAATAAGGAAATCCGTATTTGCAACGATGCGGGGCGACTTACACGTCCTGTTTTGCGTGTAAAAGATAACAAGGTGTTTATAACAGAGAAAATTATCGCAGAACTGAATGCCGAAAATCTTACATGGGATGATATATTGACAGATACAAAAATCGACGAAGCGATCCTAGAATATATCGATCCCGAGGAACAAAATTTTAGCATGATTGCTATGAAGCCTGCTGACCTTGTTAAAAATAACGAAAGTAACTACATATACAAATTTACACATTGCGAAATTCATCCAAGCACCATTTTCGGGATTCTCGCTTCTTGTATCCCGTTTCCCGAGCATAATCAATCTCCTAGAAATACATATCAGTGCGCGATGGGTAAGCAAGCCATGGGAATGTATGTCACAAATTACCAAAATCGCATGGATAAAACCGCCTATGTTCTCACCTACCCAAGTCGCCCCCTTGTTGATACACGCGTCATGGGTATGATTAAACTCGACCAAATCCCGTCTGGTTCAGCCGTCATTGTCGCAATCATGACTTATTCGGGTTATAATCAGGAGGATAGTATTCTCGTAAATAAGGGTTCAATCGATCGCGGGTTATTCAATGCCACTATTTACCATACCGAAAAAGACGAGGACAAGAAGATTAACGGAGATGAGGAAATCCGATGCAAACCGGATCCTTCAAAAACAAAGGGTATGAAATTCGGCAATTACGATAAAGTCAATAATAAAGGCCTCGTCCCGGAAAATACATTTATCGAAAACCGCGACATCATTATTGCGAAAGTTGTCCCCATCAAGGAAAACCGCAACGATCATACCAAGCTCATCAAATACGAAGACCATAGCAAGATTCATCGCACTACTGAGGAGTCATATATCGACAAGAATTTCATCGATCGTAATGGCGACGGATACTGTATCGCAAAAGTCCGTATTCGCACTTCCCGCAAACCTGTAATCGGTGACAAACTTTCCTCGCGACACGGGCAAAAGGGAACCGTAGGTAATATCATTCCTGAAAGTGACATGCCTTTCACTGCCAACGGTATGCGCCCCGATATTATCATCAATCCCCATGCAATTCCATCTCGTATGACTATCGGGCAACTTAAAGAAACACTTCTCGGTAAAGTTCTTGTCCAGCTCGGACTCTTCGGTGACGGCACCTCATTTGGCGAGCTCGCTGTAGGCGATATTCGAAAAGAATTGATGAAACTTGGGCACGAATGCCACGGAAATGAACTCCTATATAACGGCATGACTGGGGAACAGATTGAGTCGGATATTTTCATCGGGCCTGCATTCTATCAGCGTCTCAAACATATGGTAAATGATAAGCAACATAGTCGTTCAATTGGACCGATGGTAAATCTTACACGACAACCGGCTGAAGGGCGCTCGCGAGATGGAGGGTTACGATTTGGCGAAATGGAACGAGATTGCCAAGACGAAAACACACCAATTACGCTCTCAAATGGTCTTAGTGTAAAAATAAAATCACTCGATGAAAATAATGGATGTGTAAATATTATGGGCTGGAGTGAAGAAAAAAATGGAATGGTTCCCTCTAGGCAAGTAGCGTTTATGGATAAAGGAATGCGTCCATGTTTTCAACTAACATATGAAGATGGTAGAAAACTTACGTGTACTGAAGACCATCCCGTTTTGACATCCGATAATACCTGGGTTAAAGTTAAAGATATTGAATTGAATTCTACTAAGATTAAGACAAGTATAACATGCCCTCTTGTTGATATTAATGAAGAAATGAGAGAATGCAGTGGATGGACGCTTGAATTTGGGACAAGGATACTCGAAACAAATACTCGCGAAGAATTTATGAAAACGCTTGCGTTTGCGCGTATAATTGGATATTTAATTACAGATGGACATATGAATTCAAAAATTAAAATAGCGAACTTATTTCTAGGACATATGTTAGACGTTGAATCTATAATGAAAGATATTGAACTATTTTGTGAAAGCAAACAAACAAACTTTAATTCAAATAATTTATATATAGTTAGAATTCCCGCAGAATTAAAGAATGATATTATTCAACTTCCAGGATTAATAAGCGGCAAAAAAGTAAATCAACCGGGAACTCTGCCTAAATTTATACTGGATGAAAAATGCCCTCGCCCCATTGTGCGTGAATTTCTTGCCGGGATGTTTGGAGGGGACGGACATACTTGTGTTCTTGGAATGCATAGAGGAAAACGCGACATCCTTACATCGGTTTCATTTTCACAAACTAAAACATATGAACATCGTGCCTCTTTACAAAAAATGTTTGAAGATATGCAGAAATTACTTGCTAAATGTGGTATTCATAATACAACTATTCAAAACCCTAAAGAGACATCATTTTCAAAGAAAAAATTCGAAGAAAAAGATAAAGCAGATAAATCAGAGCGCAGTTTTCAGTTAACGCTCCATCTTCCCATTGAACAACTAATCCCATTCTCTGAAAAAATCGGGTTTCGATATTGCTGTCATAAATCCCAACGATTGGAAGCTGGTGTATCCTATCGTCGTCTGCGTGAAGAAGTGACACGCCAACACAACTGGATGGTAAACCGTGTAAATGAAATTACTAAATTCAAAGAAATTAAGGAAAAAACTCCTGAAAAAATTGTGCCAACTAAAAAAGCAATTATACAAGCCGTCGAAGAATTAAAGAAAACAGAAGGACTTCTGCATGAATACGCTATTCCAAGCACGCATGATATTACGGATCATCTCATCAAAGGAACAGAATTCGGAAAATTCACGGCAAAAGGATTCCCAAACGCTGAAGAATTCCTTGAAAAAATTGGTGCACTAGATTGGTTCAAGAGTGAAAGTATGAAATGTCTCCCTAGTGATGACGATGAGGTTGATGCAGATGCAGATACAGATGCTGCGGAACATGATGCTGATAGCGTCCTGGACCTCGACCCAGGAAACTATGGTGTAACACGTGACTGTGGCTCCATCCCGACAATGAATCTAACTGTCATCTCGAGAATCCCTGTTGGACCCAAACAAGTATATGATATTAGCGTTGAAGATACACACTCGTTTCTAGCGAATGGAATTGTAGCACACAACTGTATGGTATCACATGGAGCAGCCAGGTTTACACGTGGACGCTTATATGACGCATCAGATAAATATCAAGTTCATGTATGCCGTGATTGTGGTATGATTGCAGCTTATAATGACAAAATGGGAATTCACAATTGCCGAACATGCGATAATAGGACCAATTTCGCATATGTAGAAATACCATACGCCTGCAAACTACTATTTCAGGAATTACAGACTATGAATATTGCTCCAAGAATTATGACATAGATTTAGATTTGGTGTAAGCGAATATAAGAGTTGTGGATATGGATACGGATATGAATGGAATATAACTTTATACATATATAAAACTATTTAGTAGATAATTTATTATTTTTATATTATATAATATATATTATATATAATACATAATAAATAATGTCAAACTTAGGAGGTGGTTTTCAAGGTATTGCACCTAGAATGATTGGAGGTGGTTCAGGAAAAAATGGTAGTGGTGGAATGGTGGGTAGCAGTGAAAGAGCCCAAGATAGATTTTCTTTAGTGCAGGGATGGAACGGTGCAGCTGCAACAGGCGTTATAAATGGCTATAAACGCAAAATAGGAGCCTTTAGGGCTGTTAATAATGCTGGCGATTTCCTTTCTCGTCAAAATTATACATCAGGTGGTTCAAATCAGGTAAATAATATTCGTGGCGGATTAACAGGTTATAAAATTCTTGGTGGTTCCGTTCAAGCACGCCAAGATAATACGGGCATTCCATCATCTACATGCAATCCGCGATTTGTATATGATGGTTCAGATTATATTCAATTTAAAAAATTACAAGCTGTGAATAGAAACTTTAACGACTATACATTTGGAGGCGACGACTTCTCGGCATCACAATCTGCCTGGAGAAAAGTGCATAGATTTTAAATAAGTTTTATACTTATACTTATACTTATACTTATATTTAGTAATTATGATATAGTGTCAATAAATAAATCAACCAATCGTATATATAATAATAATAATATTGTAAATATTATATATACATATTTATATTTATATTATCACAACCATTACCACCACCGCCACAGCTATCCTATTACCATGACAACTATTCCTATTCGAACATTACAATACTATTTTAATGGCCCACCATCACAAACTGTTCTTATAAAACAACGCGGCAATAATGGTATTCAAAGATGCATGGCACCTGCACCCAATCAACAATACCCTACAGACCAAACAGGTAATGTAGCAAATGCACGCGCATCATTTATGAATGCTGAAAAAACGATACATTCTACAAACCCTCTTGCTCCTTCTACAGGAAAAGTCGCATCACCAAATAATTATACTACGAGCATGTTTCATAGTCACTACCAACGACGCGTTTTAGCAGGAAAACCAATTCCTGTGCCTATATGTGGTGATCAATATATTAATATGCTTAAATATAATGCAATCGGTAAATCCGCATATAAAGTAGGACTTCCTGTAGATGCAGCGTATCAAACAAAAAATAATGATAATACAATTAGAAATATTCGTAGACAAAGATGCCGTAATGGGGGTTGCGTTGCACCAAAAAAGAAAGGAGCAATTGAAAATCCATTTCAATCTGGAGGTTCATCTATTTTATCATCTTTAGGAAATAGACAAATCTATTCGTAATCTTTAGGAAATCTTTAGCGAATCTTTAGCGAATCTTTAGTGAATCTTTAGTGAATCTTTAGCGAATCTTTAGCGAATCTTTAGGAAATAGTGATAATAAAATTTTATTCAGAATTATATTTTTTTATTTTAAAAATATATAATAAGTATTGAAGTATCAAAGATGATGAACAAATATTTAGTGGAATTTTTAGGAACAATGTTCTTTTTATATGTAATTATTGCAACCGGCAATGCGTTCGCTATCGGTGCTGCCCTTGCATTGGTTATTTATTTAGGCGGAAAAATATCAGGAGGTGATTTCAATCCCGCGGTTTCTGTAATGATGGTTATAGCTGGTAAACAACCCAAAGAAGAGTTAATTGGATATATTTTAGCACAAGTTTTAGGAGGTTTAGCTGCTTTTGAATTATATAAAAGATTTAATTTGTAATTTGTAATTTGTAAATTACAAAATTAAAGTATAGATTTATAATATTTAATTCTTTTATTTAAAAAAGAATTAAATTTTGACAATAAATAATTATAATTATAATCATAATTATAAGCATTGTTTTAATCATTTATTTAGGAAAATAAAAATTTATTTCTTTATGTAATATATAAAAAGAAAATGGCTAACTTAATGGAAGCACAGGAACAGGAACAAGAAGGTGGTCGTCGTAGACGCAGATCTGGTAGAAAGGGTAGAAGGGGCACCCGTCGTGGTCGTCGCGCGTCTCAGGCTCAGGCTCAATCTCAGAGCCAGTCCCAGTCCCAGCAGGGTGGACGTAGACGCCGTCGTGGCTCTCGTCGCAAAACTCACCGCAGACGTAGGTAAATAATCGGTAGTTTAGGAATTACGACAAATATTTAAAATTAATTTTTTATTTAAAATAAATCATAATCACAATCATATATTAATATCTTCGTTTAATATATAATTATTATTATTGTTACTATTATGGCAAGACATAAATCTAGAGTTAGGCATACGCGTAGGCGTAGGAGTAGGAGTAGAACCCGATCTAGAAAACAGGCGGGGGGGAGTGTTGAAAATACCGTGGCAGAACAGGGAGCAGCACCTGCAGCAGCTACGGCAGAAGCACCTGCAGTAGCAACGGGAGAAGCACCTGCAGGAGCACCAAAAAAATCTATATTTAGTGGATTATTTAACTTTTTTAAATTAAAAGATCAAGGAGGAGGTCGTAGAAAAAAATCAAGAAAACATCATCGCCGTCACAAAAAATAAAACCTAATATTTATCAATATTTTCACCATTATTTAAATTTATTATTTTTAGTAATAAATAAATTTAAATATGTTATAATAATATCATGTTACCTCGTTACCATATTAATCGCGTTTTTTATAAATATTTCCCATTAATTTAAGAGCAATATATAGAGATAAAGCACCCAAAGAATAAAACAATACTTTTAGGAATACATCATCTGGCATCATAAGTTTAGTATTAATATTAGTTAGATCATTATCTACATTATTGTCATCATTTAAATTATAATAATCTTTATATAATTCTTCACTATTTATATCATCATCGGTATCGCCGTTCTGCATAGTAAAACCTTGACGAGTGCATATTTTACCGGTTATAGGATTTTTAGGATTTATGGCATTTGATTCTTTAATAAAATTACAGGGTGATATTTGAGCAATATCGCTTATTGTAACATATTGTGTATCCGATGACACAGCATTATTTACAGATATTGTTTTAAGTTTAACAGCTTGGCATTCTGGAACATCAAAATTACTAAATGCTCCAAAAAAATCAATTTTACCAATAGACATTACATCTTCAACAACACCCGGAATAAGTCCTCTAAAATCCGTCGTGGTTGAACCCGTATCTGCAAACATTCCAAGATTACCGGTAGGAACATTATCAAAATATAAACTTCTTTTTACCGTTTGTTTGGTTATTTTATCCGTGCAATCTTGTGCTGTTTTTAAGAAATATTTATTACCTAGTGGTTTTCCAGTTGTTGATGCAACCGAATCTCCCTCAACCAATAATTTAACATAGTTAAAAAGTCCAGATACAGCAGCTGATACGTTTTCTAAACTGTCACCAGATTTAATTTCCATATCTTTTGGCGTTTTAACATATTTATAATATTCGTAACTATTAGGATCCGTTTCAGGCATGTTTATTATCTATTATCTATTATCTACGTATATAATTATCTACGTATATAATTATTTATTATTATATAAAAAATTATATTAAGTGGATAACTATTAAATGAATAACTATTAAATGAATAACTATTAAGTCATTAATTAGATAAATCATCAAATAGCGCTATTTATCTCAGATGCAGAAAAGGGCGGAACTTTTTTCTGAGATGAATATTTTGTAGTTTCGCTATTTTTTGTTCCAAAATCATTTAGTTTTGAATCTGTTTCTTTTCTTATATCCTCGTTTATTTTATCAGTTACAGACTTCAAATTACCTAAAAAAATAGTTACTTTAGGCTCTACTTTAGTAGTAACATATTTATCCATATTTTTTATCATTTGTTTCATTTCTGAATTAGTTGCAGATGAAGCAGCATTCGTATTTCCTTCTATAATTTTCGCAGTAGTATTTATTTGTCCTAAACCATAATATAATATAATAATTATAGAAATAATAAAAATTATCATGAAAATATATAATATTGCATTTTTACATTTGAATTTCATTTTGGGTTATCTATATTTATATTATATTTGTATTATTTTTACATATTACATGAATCCGCGTTATTTATAAATATCATTATTAATCATTATTAATCATTATTAATCATTATTAATTATTATTTATGACTTATTCTTTAATTGTTTCAATGTTTGTGCATTTTCATTATTAGATTTCTCTGCATCAACTATCTGATCTTGTATTTTATTTACCTTTTCTTGTAATCTGTTAAATCTTTGTTTAATATCTTCATCATCGTCGTCGTTGACGTTGCTATTGGTTTTGTCTGTATTTTTAGTTTCTAACCCCTCAATAGTGGCATTACGTGATATTTTTAAATATATAGAATTTAGTAATATTATACTAAAAAGTATTATAAATATAACTATAGGAATATTTTTCATCTTAATATATATAACATAAAATATATAATATTCTATTATAAATATAAATTCTATTATAAATATAAATACTATTATAATATAATATAATGATTTCATCCAACCCTAAATCAAATATAAATCTTCCTATTAATTTTAGAACATCCAATTCATTAACTACTACAAAAGTTCCACATTATCCTACCAAAAATGGAACCGCAATTAGTATTGTCTCGGGATTAAATCGCCCTTTAGCTAATGGAGTTGATCCAAATGTCGCCGAACAAAATAAATCAAATGGACCCGAATTTAAAGCCCGTCCTATAAAACATTGGCGTCGTCAATTGCGACCGTCTACATTCGGTGGATTAACTACATCTGGTAGTCGTGTAGCTACTATTTATCTTGCAACAACACCCGGCGGTGAAATATATCGCGCAAATAGTGGTGACTGTTCGTGTGCGGACCTTACCAATGGCGGCAATGCATATACAATTTCAGAGAAATTTACAAAACAGGGAGAAAATAGTCTTGGCCCAGAGGCACTTAACGGTGGAATAAAAATCGAAAATAACGGTTATGTTCAAGTAGGTAATCTGTCCGCACCCACAGGAACCGATCAAAATTACCAGATTTTAACCGGATTATATAATACGAAATGTATCACTTGCAATCCTGAAGCAAATGTAATTAAATCGGCTACAACACTTTTAAGCAAGGCTTATTATACTACCCACGAAGCATATATGAAATCTCGCACAAATACATATGAACAGAAACTTCTTACTGTGCCCATTCAAGGACAAAATTCCGGCGCGGACTATTACTACGCCGATGGCCAACTTAAATGGCCATCTGATTCACCAACAGGACCACAAGTATACGCCACAACCGACCAGTATAACTCACAAAGCACACGTATGTGTAACGGACGCAAAGCAGGAACTACCATTTTTAAACCAAATAATCGCCAATATTCGTGTCAGGGCGCTGTCGATAGTAGCACACGTCTTGATCGTCTTAAACAGACAACTGTTAACAAAAACGCCGCTTCATTAAAAGCCGCATTTGGTAGTGAAGGTGCGAGTGCATGTGCTTATCGCGGTATATCAGATACGCCATATTGTCTTAAGAGTAAATATCAGCCGCCGATATGCTCGCAGAAGAATCTTGTTGCAATTTATCGTCAGAATCATACTGTTTGTTTTCCGTCACAGTCATCTAATTTAGAGAAACATTATAATACTAGATTAACATATTACTGAAATACTAGTTTTGGTATATTTTTTATGTATGTATTTTATATTATTTACACAAATAATATAAATAAATAATATATGAAACCGTGGCTATGAAAAAAAATACAAGGCGACGAGGACGAAAGTGCAATAATTATTCAAAAAAATATACACGAAAGCAACGCCATACACGTAGTAAACATTCTAGGCGACGTATGGGAGGTGTTTTTCCACCGTCAAATAAATCGTTGGCACCATCTAAGGCACCATCTAAGGCACCATCTAAGGCACCATCTAAGGCACCATCTAAGGCACCATCTAAGGCACCATCTAAGGCACCATCTAAGGCATCATCTAAGGGTGTAGTAGTTATAAGAAATGGACAGAATATACAGTCACATATTCCATCGAGTCAATTGCGAATTGCGGGAATAGCTAAACCAGTCATTGATCCAATAGATGCAGATGCAATAGATGCAGATGCAATATATGCTGCAAATCTTGTATCAAAATTTCCGCTAGGTATGGATAAATTTTTACAAATAGTTATAAAAAATTATAAAATATTAAATTATGAAAAAGTGAAACTTGCACTACGAGATAAAATTAGTATAAATAAAGCCCCGGCTATAGGACGTTTATCAATAAATGGTGTAATATTTATTAGTTATATTTCTGGAAGACTTGCTTGTTTATTGAAAGAATTGTCAATAACAAACCCATCTGAACATGATAAAAGAAGAGAAATATTAGTTAAAATAAAACAACTAGAAAAAATTATTTGTTTATTAGATGATGTTGGATGCTCATGGGGCATTCGTCCTTATAATATTCACGAAATGAATATAATTGCAGACTATTATAAAAATATTAAAAATGATGCAGGTTTCAAAGAATATAATAGATTACTTACCGAGTTTATTAATAAATATTTCCCCGTGTTAAAAAAATATACCGACCCATCACATGTAGTTTCGTCTTCAATGTGTAGGCGTCTTATTCCAGGAAGTTTATTAGAAACGCTACCAGAAAATGCTTAAACGATCGAGGATTAGTATAAAGGATTAAATAAAATAAAATAAAACATATATAATTACTTTTGTAAATATTTCAAATACATAAATATTTACAAAGATAATTACAGATATATTTATATATATATATTAAAGTAATGTCGAATACAAGTAATTCAGTAACAAGAATAAATGCCCCCCTCAATTTTAGACATACAGATACACTTACTACAACAAAAGTGCCTCATTATTCTACAAAAGTAACAACAGGAATGAGTATTATTCCTGGATGGAATCGCCCCAATGCAAACGGTATAAATGCAAATATAAACGATAAAGACTATAATGGACCCGATTTTAAACCACGTCCTTTAAAACAATGGCGCCGACAATTGCGTGTATATGACTTTAAGGGGGGTGCTAATAATTCAAGAGCCGCCACCATTTCTCAACTTGATCGCCCAGGTTCAATAGTATACCACTTTAAACCTGACTGCACGTGTGTTGCAGGAGAAGGTGGGAATTCGTATATTATTTCCAACAACAAATTTAGTTATGAGACCAAAGACGATAATTATTCAAAAGCGGGAAGTGATGTCCAAATACAAAATAATGGATACACTGTCATCCCTTATAACGCAACTGCTTCTCAAATAAATGACCCAACAAATCCTGCATATAAGGTATTGACAGGTGTATATAATACAAACTGCATCAATTGTTCACCAGAAGGAAATATTATTAAAAGTGGAATAGCCCTTCAAAGTCAGGCTTTTTATTCATATAGTAATGACAAATTAGAAACAAGATGTCAAACATATGCGCAAAATTTATCGACAAATAAGGCAGCAGGATGTGTTTATTTTGATGCGCAAGGTATTCCGATGTGGCCGAATAATTTACCAAATGGACCGCAAGTTGTTGCTGCAGTTAACTACGAACCAACACGATTATTTAATAAACCATGCTTATCGCAAACAATTTACAAGCCTAATAACGTAGCATTTGCAAGACAAGGTGCGGTATCTGGTTCTACACGCCTTAAAAAATTAGTATCAGATACCATATCAATGAATGGTAGCTCATTTTATAGCGCACTAGGTGCACATGAAGCAAATCGTGGAAAATACCAAGGCACGAATATTTCTGGAAATTATTTTCTTAAAACAAAGAAAGTTACTAATAGTTGTATTGGAACAAAGCCGGGAAAACTCATCTTAAGTGTTGTCGATATTGAAACAAATAGTATAACATTTTCATGGGAAGATACGGGTAGCACTTTATGTAAAATATCTTATTATACACTAACATATTATTCGATAAGAATTCTAGGAAATATAAAAGATTTAAATTATGATGCAAATGATAATGTATATGATAATACATATGATAATGTATATGATAATGTATATGATAATGCATATAACAATAATAATGTTAAACAAATAACAAATATTCGTAGTGAACCCATTGTAGGTAATGTTCCTATTTTCGATGATACAATATATACTGACGTAGATAATAATATTCGTTATACCATTATATCAAAAATATATGCTGTAGAGGTAGCACCATCCATGACAAATACATACATGCTCAAAGGGTTAGATGCATCTACTGCTTATATTGCATATATAAATGGAACAAATGGGAATGGCACTAGCGATGACAGCAATAAAGTGCAAACAGAAACACTAATAGATCCCAATCTAGTAATAAATATTGCGCCTCCTTATTCATACGAGTATAACGATTTACCAAAGGTTTTATCGGGTTCGGCAAGTAGTGATACACAACTTGTAGATTCATATAATATAATAATAACCGCGATCACAAATGCTACAAATATAAACGTGGCTAATATATACAATAATAATAATATACAAAATGTATTTAATGTTTTGGTTCAAAATGCTGGGTATTTTAATGTATACGCATTACAACGTAGATTTGGTATATATGGAACGGCGACAGCAATCAATCCGATAACGATAATAAAATCTACACCTACAATTAGTTATACGAATAATCTTAATAGAGATCTAATATATGGCAGAACATATTTAATATCAAATGCTATTATACAAAATACGAATACAAAAAAAAATGATGGTAAAAATATATTATTTAATTATAAACCTAACAATAATTCTAGTGCTATCATAACAACGGGTAGTTCTACTAATTCTAATAATTCTAATAATCCCGCGGTGTATATAACTGGTATGGGTTCATTTTATATAATAATTTCAACAATACTTAATACACTGTTAAGTCAAAATTATAATTCTGTAACATACAATACAGACACATTTACCGTTGTTAAGTCTACGCCATCTATAATACAATCTTCAAAATTAGTTACAACAGGAACATATGGTAGTCCTTATATATTTTATACTCCAAGTATTAATTATAATCCTACAATACAACCATCAGGTAGTATATCACAACCCCTGGTTTACGCGATTATAAATGCTTCTCCACCTGGAATTGCCAGTATTGACGCATTGGGAAATGTAACTATAACTGGTGCAGGAACATTTAATATTAATGCTTATTGTAATAGCACAAGTGTTTACAATGCGGCTTCTTTATCATCACCGTTACCAATTATAACTATAAATAAACAAACACCTATTATCACTTTTCCTACAACTTTACCTAAACCATTTGTTACAGCCGCAACATATGATGTTTCATATAACTTAGTTCCTGCAACAATCAACAATAATGTTCAAACACTTTTGTATACCATTGTTAATTCAGTGCCTAATAATAATGTAGTTAACATTTCTACAATATACGATAATACGAATACCAATACCGGTGGTGCGAATTCCAGTTCTGTTCAATATTCGCCAGCACAATCTAATAATCTCCAAAAAATAAGTTACGGAATTATAACGCCTACATATGAAGGATTATTAAACAATATTTCTTGTCAACAATTAAATGCAAATATTCCTACAAATTACTATATTGTTTCAGTTCAATCTGATACACATAATGTAAGTATAAATTCTACTTACTCTACATATATTACTCCTGGGGGTATGTCGTCAAGTTCTTATTCTCCCAACCCCAATTATCCTTCATTCCCGGATTTTTCAACTGCAATTTTGTCAACTCCTAAGGATGATGTATATATTAATAATATTTCTATAGCATTGGCTTATCCCGCGAGTGTTGGTGTTACAAACTATTTCGCATGCGACTTAGTTGTAACAGATACAATTGCTGGACTTCCGCCGGTAAATTTAACAAATAATCAATTGAGTTCTATTACACTTCCTGTCGGTGTTTCAGGAGGTTCACTATATATGTATAATATTTCATGTAATGTTATATTAACAGAAACACAGCTTGCAAATGCGACCCTTGTTATTAAAAGCGGTTCAAATGCATCTTATTATCTAAGCACTACTACTGACCCCACTAACGGCACCACTAACAGCACTATGTATATAACAGTAAACTATATATCTATATTAACCAGTAAATGTAGTATTATAAGTATACCTGCAAATATAACAACTCCTCAAATTTTCGACTTAACTGGCTTTTCGATTATGATGCACCCTGAACATTCATATACGATATCCTTATGGTTACTAGGTAAAATTACGCAAAATGTTTCGGGATATGATATATATTCGGGAAGTGGAACAGTGTGTGCTACAAATGGCTCAACACCATATATATACGGAACTGTATCACAAGGTATTCCTATAACAATCGTCACAGCCGCTAATATTGCAACACCGTTCTATTTTAATAGTGTCGGAAAATTTAACATAAATGCATCGTGTAGTTCAACATTAAATTACACTGCTAACAATATAGATTCAAAAAAAGTAGTAATTGCAACGGAAGTTCCTGTTATTACATTTTCGAAAAGTTTAATCAATGGCATTACATATGCGTATAATTTGAATTATCCTCTACCTCAACCCATAGCAACAGTTAATAATAATATTCAGAATATATCTTACTCAATTGTTAGTGCGATTGATGGTGTAACAGCGTCAACTGTTGCAACTATAAATCCTGAAGGAACACAACTTTTAATAAATAGTGTAGGAACATTTAAAATAAAAGCATCTGTTATAGAAACTACTAGTTTAGATTTTTCACCAGCAGAGGGCGTATCGATTCCGATTGTTATTTCGCCAGCTACACCACAAGTTATATTCGGTTCTACTTTTATGAAACAAGTAACATATTTTAAACAATCTATAAATTCTCCAAATTCTACTTATCAAATACTTGGTGTATCTACAACAAATACAGATAATCCCGCAATTGCATTATCGTATAGTAGTGATACACCTTCGGTAGCGACTATTTCCGGGAACGTGGTTAGTATGGTAAGTGCTGGAAATTTTAAAATATATGTATCATGTCCTCCAACTACTAATTTTAATGGACTTAGTGGCGCTACAAGTGCTCCGTCGCCTCCAATAACTATTATAAAAGCTACACCAGTTATTACTTTTCTACAAGGGTTTAGTTCTACATGGGGATTTAATTCTCCTACACCATATAGCTTAATAGGAACAGGAATAACATGCAATAATACCGATAGTAGTAATATTCAATATAAATATACAATACTTAATCAAAACCCAAAAAATGTCGCACTTTCCCCCATCACAGCGTCACAGATTAAAATAAATAATGCGGGTTCTTTTATGTTACAAGTTCAATCACTTGAGACGAAAAATTATTTTAGCTCGTTGGGGCATTTTCCTGTAATTATTCCTCAATTAACGCCTATTATTATATTTCCTAAAAAATTCGTTTCTTCGTGGAAATATGGAAATAACCCATATACGTTTACTGCCGCTCAAATATCAAATAACGATCCTTCTCAAATAATAATTTATAGTATTATTCCTATTTCTTCGCCCAATAATATTCCGGCTGCCTCTTTCTCAGATCCAACAAACCCAGCATCTATTACAATTAATTCTGTAGGAACATTTAAAATTCAAGCTTCGTGTGCTGCTTCTGCTAATGGTAATTATACAGCATCTAATAGTATTAACCCATGTGTTTCTAATACTATAAGTGTAGGAGGAGAAATCCCGATTATTACATTTTCGAGTAGTTTAATTGGTAGCACCAACATTACATATGCATATAATTTGAATTCTATACTACCTTCGCCTATTGCAACTGTTGTTAATAATACAGTTCAAACACAATCATACTTCACCTATTCTGTGCTAGAAGTAGGCAGTGATACTGTTTCGAATGTTGCTTCTATTTCTTCCAACAACACATCTCTTATTGTGAATAGTGTAGGTAGTTTCAGAATATACGCACAGGTTGCTAACACAATAAATCACGACTATTCTTCTGGTGAAAACTATTCTGGTATTATTACCGTTACTCAAGCTACGCCTACATTTCCGCCGACTTTGGCTATACCCTCATCGTGGGTATATGATGTCTCATATAACATACCATATCCTACAACATCGAATACAGACCCAAATCTTGTATTTTCGTATAGTATAATAAATAAAGGTAATTCAAATATCGCTTCGGTGCCGGTATCGGGAACGACTGTTTCTATTATAGGTGTAGGAAAATTCCAAATTAGTGTTACAATAGCAGCAACTACAAATTATACACAGGCTACGTATATATATCCTTCATCGTCAACATATTATACTTCTATAAAAGCGACACCTGTTATTACATTCCCTGGGACTTTTGTTACAAAGTTACGATATGATCATAATTATGATTTAATACCCGTTATTGTAACTAATAATGACCCTTTAACCCAGCCAATAACATATAGTATTTACCCCACCCCCCCATATTTAAATGTTGCGTCAATTAAATATATCAAAGGAAAACCATATGTTACAATTCTTTCTACAGGAAAATTTCAAATTAGTGCATCATGTCCTATGTCTACTAATGGATATTATAATGCAGTCCTCCGTGGGCAACCGTTATCACTATCACCTACTATTATAATTTCTACAGATATTCCTAAAGTGACATTTAATACCAATAACTTTAAAAGCTCATATGTGTATGTATATAATAGTCCATCATCGCTTCCGCCCTACACTTATAATTTAACAGCACCTATCGCTTCTATTAATCCACCGAATACAAACCAAATATTAACATATTCTATTGTAACCTATGATAGCACACTGGATCCTATTAAACCATCTATTACACCATCTACTATAGCTACAATTTCTTCTGATGGCACATCTCTTAATACAAATAGTTTCGGTATTTTCAAAATATATGCAAAAGCAGCTGAAACTCCATCTCTCGACTATGGACCATGTAGTTTTTTGTCAAATATTATTAAGATTAATAGAGCAACGCCAACTATTACATCGTCGTTAGTTATATCACCACCGCTTCCTTTTATATATGACGTCTCGTATAACATACCATACCCTACAACTTCCAATATGGATTCTACATCAGCGCAGATAGTTTCATATTCAACAGATAATCCAGGTATTATTTCAATATCAGGAACGGTTATTACTGTTACAGGAGTAGGTAATTTTCAAATTTTGGTTACAATAGCAAAAACTGCAAATTATGATGCCGTGACATATACTTATCCGTCCGGTTTGGTATATACACCTACACCCGGTGTCACATATGCAAGTTATAAAGCAGGACAGGCTACACCAGTTATTACATTCCCTCAAACAATTGTTAAATCCGCTATATTCGGTTCTCCTTATACATTTACTGCTGCTACTATAAAAAACAATGACCCGTCACAAACAATAACTTATAGCATTATTCCTATTTCTTCCCCCAATAATAATATTCCGGCTGCCTCTTTCTCAGATCCAACAAACCCAGCGTCTATTACAATTAATTCTATAGGGACATTTCAAATTAAAGCATCATGTGGAGCATCCTTTCCTAATTTATATTATACTGGAGCAACACAATTACTTCCAGCATCTACAGCATCTACACCATATATTACAGTTACTAAAGAACTCCCGAACATTGTATTTAATACTGCTAATTTTAATACCTCATATGTCTATTCGTATAGTAATACTTTAATACCTACACCATATACATTCACATCATCATCTCCTATAGCTTCTATTAGACCTAACCCTGGAGGACAGATATTAACATATTCGGCAGTAGAAGTAGATAGCGATACACTTTCACCTGTTGCCACAATTATTTCCATTGGAACAGGAGCATCTCAAATTATATATCTCACTACAACAAGTGTAGGTAGTTTCAGAATATGCGCTCAAACTGCAAGTAAAGATTCAGACTATGGCGCGTGGCATGAATTTTCAAATACTATTACTATTAATAAGGCTACGCCTACATTTCCATCGACATTAGCTATACCATCGGCATGGGTATATAGTAGCATAACTCTTCAAAAATATACAATACCAAACCCCTTAACATCGAATACAGACCCAAATCCTGGATTTTCATATAGTATACTAACTCCAACCAATACAATAATTGCAACAGTATTAGGAAATACTATTACTAGTAAGGGTGTAGGACAATTCCAAATAAGTGTTACAATAGGAGCAACTACAAATTACAAATCGGCGACGCAAATATACCCTTCATCATCGTCTTATTATACATTTATAGCTACACCTATTATTATATTTCCTAAAAAATTCGTTTCTTCGTGGAAATATGGAAATAATCCATATACTTTTACTGCCGCTCAAATATCAAATAACGATCCTTCTCAAATAATAATTTATAGTATTATTCCTATTTCTTCCCCCAATAATATTCCGGCTGCCTCTTTCTCAGATCCAACAAACCCAGCATCTATTACAATTAATTCTGTAGGAACATTTAAAATTCAAGCTTCGTGTGCTGCTTCTGCTAATGGTAATTATACCGCATCTAATAGTATTAACCCATGTGTTTCTAATACTATAAGTGTAGGAGGAGAAATTCCGATTATTACATTTTCGAGTAGTTTAATCGGTAGCACCAACATTACGTATGCATATAATTTGAATTATATAATAGCTTCACCTATTTCGCCTATTGCAACTGTTGTTAATAATACCGTTCAAACACAATCATACTTCACCTATTCTGTGGTAGAAGTAGACAGTGATACTGTTTCGGATGTTGCTTCTATTTCTTCCAACAACACATCTCTTATTGTGAACAAAGTAGGTAGTTTCAGAATATACGCACAGGTTGCTAACACAATAAATCACGACTATTCTTCCGGTGAAAACTATTCTGGTATTATTACCGTTACTCAAGCTACGCCAACTATTACATCGAGGTTAGATATATCACCACCACTTCCTTTTATATATGACGTCTCGTATAACATACCATATCCTACAACTTCCAATAAGGATGCTACATCAGCGCAGATAGTTTCATATTCAACAGATAATCCAGATATTATTTCAATATCAGGAACCGTTATTTCTGTTACAGGAGTTGGTAATTTCCAAATTTTAGTTACAATAGCACTTACTGCAAATTATGATGCCGTGACATATACTTATCCGTCCGGTTTGGTATATCTACCTGCACCCGGTGTCACATATGCAAGTTATAAAGCGGGACAAGCTACACCAGATATTACATTTAATGTTGATCAATCAGCAACATATGATACTTCATATAATTTGGTACCTGTTCAATTTGTAACCGGTGAACCATTAACGCAAACAGTTACATATAGTATACAATAAATAATTACCATTGCAGTAAATAAATATATTAGGTAAATAAAATAATAAATATATTTTTATAGTTATTATATTATATAATAAACATCAAAATAATGAGCAATACTGGTCCTACCGGTCTTACTGGTCTTACTGGTCCTACCGGTCTTACTGGTCCTACGGGTCCCACCGGTTCTGCAGTTGCTACTATTACATCAGGAGCAAATACACCTAACCCAACTTTTGTATTCAATTCATACGGAACTTTTTATATAGAAGCAACAGTATCTCCAAGTCTAAACTATACTGGAACTACATTAACTTCATTACAAGTTACTGTATATAAAGATACACCTAATATTGTGTTTTCATCGCTAGTTACTTCACAATCTCCATACACATATATATTTGGAGATTCGTATGAGTTTACTGGAGGTGCTGCAACAGTTACAAATAATACCGGACAGCCTACCGGGCAGACATTAATTTATAAAATTGTAACCGCAGGTAGCACCATAAATTCGATTACACCTTCTACAGTAGCTACAATTGATCCCACGGGATGGTTTTTAAATACTGTCTCATGTGGCACTACCGGCACTAGTACTTTCAGGATATGTGCTACCGTCGATGCTTTGGGTGATTATGGTTCTAGTGTCGCATTTTCTGATACATTAACTATAATAAAAGCAGATCCAGAAATTCGTCAGTATCCATATATAAATTTAATCCCGCCAGTAACAGCATCTACATTAGTATACGGGCAAACATATATGATCACTCCTGATCTGTCTCAAATAAGCACAATAACATCAAATACGGATACGAATCCTTATCCTCCTACTATAAAATATAGTATTCGTGATACTAGTGGTGACAACAAGATAGCAACAATATCTGAAACAATATCTGGAACAATGATAACAATAGCAGGCGTCGGACATTTTCAAATAATGACTGAAGTAAGCTCTACGACAAATTATAATGAATTTCCGTCTTCTCCATCACCGCAAATATATGACGCAATACAAGCTACACCTACTATTCTGAATTTTCCAACAACAGCATTATCGGCACAGACATGGGTTTTTGGGCAACCATATCCAGGAATTATACCTCCTATTAATAGTCCACCTACTCCTAGTAGCATCTCTACAACAAATACCGATGGGCCTTCAATTACGTATTCAACAAGTGACCCGACGATTGCTACAATATCGGGGAATACGATTAATATTACAGGAGTAGGTAATTTCCAAATTTTGGTTAATATATCAGAAACTACAAATTTTTTTTCCGTGACATATACTTATCCTTCTGGTTTGGAATATACAAACCCACCGCCATCTGGTGTGACATATACAAGTTATTATGCAGGACCGGCTACACCAGTTATTACATTTAATAATTTTACAACAACTGCTACATTTGGTTCTACGTATAATTTTGTTCCTCCCTCTTTGACAAATAGTGACTCAACACAGACATTAACATATAGTGTTTACCCCGTCGGTTCGACAGTAGCTACAATGAAGGGTTCGGCATCATCTCCATCATTCGTTTTAAATTCTGTCGGAACATTTCAAATTCAAGTATATTGTAGTGCTCCTACTAATAATAATCAATATAATTATAGTGCTCTCCCTCTCAACCCATTATCACCTATTTTATCACCTACTATTACAGTATCATTAGAAATGCCTATTATTGTATTTAATACCGCCAATTTTTTATCTAAATATACTTGTCAACCTTCATCTCCATATTCGTTTTCAGGACCGATAGCTACTATTACAAATAATACTGTGCAGAAATTAACTTATTCTATTGTGGCTACAGACGGGGTTACACCTTCTACAATAGCTACAATTAGTTCTGTTGGAACATCTCTTACTACAAATAGTATAGGTTTTTTTCAAATACTCGCCACTCCAGTTGATCCCGTTACATCAACAGTTGGCGATTATGGAAGAAACACTTTAGCATCTGAAACTATACAAATAGTATCGGCAACTCCTACTATAATCACATTTCCTACAATAACTCCTACAATATCTTCATTATCTCCACTACCTCCACAGTTTATTTACGGAAATACGTATCAAATTCCCTATACGACTTCACCTCCTTATCCTATAACTACTACTAATACAGATACTGCACCTGGACCCTCAATCACATATTCATCAACTAATCCAGCAATTGCTACTATATCGGGATCAGTTACATGTTTGCCTAATACTGCAATCTCTAGTATAACCGGAACGATGATTACAATTGAAGGGGTAGGTAATTTCCAAATTACTGTTACCATAGGAGCTACCATAAATTATAATGCCATGACATATACATATCCTTCGCCGTCAACATATTATACAGCAATACAAGCAACCGCGACAATTTCTCCTTTTCCTTTGAATTTTGGAAGCGGATGGGACGTTGAAGGATCATATACTCTAACAAATTCTGTAAACGTAACAACAAATGCCGGTTCTGGATATACTGATTCTAATAATGTAATATATTCGTTGGTTACTAGTAATAATACTGTTAAAATGATTGCTGTAGGCAATGGTGGAACAAATGCAATCGCATATTCATATGACGGAATAAATTGGACAGGTCTTGGTAATAGTAATAATATCATATCGAATACTAACTGTGTTGCATGGAATGGAAATATGTGGATAGTTGGTAGTTCAAGTAATCCTTATATTATTTATTCATTGAATGGAATAAACTGGTTCCCTTCTTCTAATGCCTCAACAATATTTACTACAGTAAATGGTATAGCATCGAATGGAAATATGTGGGTTGCTGTAGGACAAGGAACAAATACAATAGCTTATTCATATGATGGAATATTTTGGAATTCGGCTTCAGCAGTAAATATATTTACTGGAGCAAATGGTATTGCATTTAATGGCTCTAGCTCTACCCCTATGTGGGTAGCTGTAGGTTCTGGACCAAATACTCTTGCTTATTCAAGTAATGGAACAAATTGGAATATTTCAGGTGCTTCGAATGGTATATTTTCATATAATGGCTTTGATGTTGCGTTTAATGGTTCTACGTGGGTAGCTGTAGGAGCAGGAACAAATAGTATTGCTTATTCAAGTGATGGAATAAATTGGACCGGTGTATCTAATTCGTATAGTAGTATATTTACATCTAATGGTCGCGGAGTAGCATGGAATGGTTCGATATGGGTTGCTGTAGGTGCAGGCAATAATTCAATGGCATATTCAAGAGATGGACAAAACTGGACTGGTTCTAATAATTCTACGGGTATAATTACAAGTACTGCTAATGGTATTGCGTGGAGTGGATCATTATGGGTTGTTGTAGGTAGTGGAACAAGTAATACCATTGCATATTCTGAAGATGGTAATAACTGGACCGGTGTTACAAATTCAGTCTCAAGTATATTTCCAAATGGGGCGGGGTCGGGTATTGCGTCAACAACATTAGTACCAAATATAATTACACCTCCAAATCCTCTAATAGTTGCTCTAGGATTGACTCCTTCGCCTGGTAATAATACTATTTTTTATTCAAATGATGGAGTAACTTGGACTGGAGCATATGGATCAAATAATGGTACTAACTCAGGAACTATATTTTCATCATCGGGTGCAGGTGTTGCTTGGAATGGTTCTATGTGGGTTGCAGTAGGTACTGGAGTAAATACTATTGCTTATTCTATAAATGGACAATATTGGTATCCTTCTAATAATTCAACATCTATATTTTCAACTAGTGGAAATGATATTGCATGGAGTGGTTCAATGTGGGTCGCAGTAGGTTCTGGAACAAGTAATACGATCGCTTCTTCCCCTGACGGAATAAACTGGACAGGTGTTGGGATGGCATTTTTATCTAGCGGAAATGGTATTGCGTGGAATGGTTCAATATGGGTTGCTGTAGGTCAGGGAGGAGCTAGTATTGTTTCCTCATCTAATGGAACAACATGGTATAATTCTAATAACTCGTTATCTATATTTTCAACTAGTGGAAATGGTATTGCGTGGAATGGGGATATGTGGGTTGCCGTAGGTGCTGGAACAAGTAATACGATTGCATATTCTCCCGACGGACAGAACTGGACAGGAGCTACTAATAGTATAAGTGGAGGTAATTCAACAACTATATTTTCAACTAGTGGAAATGGTATAGCATGGAATGGCTCTATGTGGGTTGCTGTAGGTAACGGAACAAACAATACTATTGCATACTCATATGACGGAAAAGAATGGACGGGGGTTGGTAATAACATATTTTCATTATCTGGGTATGGTGTTACATGGTATAAAGCATATAATACATGGATTGCTGTAGGTAATGGAACAAGTAATACTATTGCATATTCAAGTGATGGAATAAATTGGAAAGGTTCTTCCAATCCTACAAGTATATTTCCGGCCACAGGATCTTATGGAATGGCTATTGCTTCTACATCCAGTGTTGTTTTTTATACTAATCAAGGTAATGCCAACAATATTGCTACTATAACTAACTCAGGATCCGGATCATCATTCTCGCAGCAAATTACAATTAAAGATGTTGGTTCTTTTCAAATACAAGCTGAGTTGGCAGCAACACCTAATTTTTTACCCGCACTACCAGTTCAATCAAATACTATATCAACCATTCCTTCAAAAGTTTCAATAACATATAATTTTGCTAGTCTTGGTTTTGTATATGGTGGCGGACCATATACTTTACCGTCAAATCCCACAAATAATACCGATCCAACACCTACTATAACTTATACTATAGTTCCTCAATCTAATTCGACTGGTAATGGAACTATAAGCACTAATAACGGTATTACACAACTTACTATAACAGCTGCAGGTGGTGCTTATATATATGTTAATATAACAGCAACAGAAAATTTTAATTCAGCCAATTTAGCTGCATTTGTGACTATAGCCAAAGCTACACCTAATGTTGTTATGAATTCAACATGGATCAATAGTCAAATTTATGCTCTTACCGTTGGTTCAATATTTGGTGTATACTCATTATTTAGCTCTAACAGTAATACCGACCCAGGAGTAACATATAGTTTAAGTCCTAGTATTTCGAATGGAATTGGCACTGTTAGTATAGAAAATAGTGAAACAGTATATTGCAACGCTCCAGGTATATTTTCACTACAAGTTACAAGTAATGCTACTGCTAACTTTCAAGCTTACTCATTTCAAACACCGTCTTTTTACGTATCTGTAGTTCCAGAAGTTATTATATATAATAATCCAAAAACTTGGCCTCCGAATGCTGGAGTAAGTGGAGAAGTTGGAATGGCGATATGTATAACTCCCGATTCTTATCCATTCGGATTTAACAATTATCAAGCATTAACTATTACAAATGTAAGCCAGAATGGTGCTACTTTTACTTTGAATTCAACTACAACACCTACATATAGTAGTGTAATTTATAAATATATGGTATTTTTTGAACCAGCTACTGTAAGTTCTTTTGCAAACAGTTTATCAACATCTACAGCATCAAATATAGCATATACTGGACAACAGCTCATTGCTAGCGGTATGTCTACTGGACAAAATCTAACTTTTACTTTTACAGGAAATACCATAGGTCAAGGTTTTCCTGATCCTTTAATAATTAACTGGAATCCTGGAAGCCTAGACTTGTCACAGGGAATGGTATATGGTGCTTATTATCCTTATGCAAATAACATAACTCCTTCTCAAAATCTACCTAATGGTCCTGGAGTAACAGTTTCTACATTAAATTCGGGTGGTATTACAGGGTATTACATTGCTCCATGGGCGGGATTTCCTAATACACTTGTTCTGCCTAATATTCCGAGTGGAACTATTACACCAACTACTCTAGGTTTTACTACTTTACAACAAGCATGGGGTGTTTGGGTAAATATCAACTATGGAGACCAATTTGGAAGTACAATAAGTTACGATAATGGTGCAACATATTGTTATTTCGGAATTCCACAGCTCACTAACCCTGTTACATATAATCCATAAAAATATGTAACAAATAAATAATATAGTTCCAAAAATAATAATATAAAATAATGATGTTATATTATTATTATATAAACATATTAACATATATACATATATACAAATATACAAATGAATAAAGAGAATGAAAACCCCTTATCATCACAATCGTCATTACTATTACCTTTTCATAAATCAAAAGAAGAAATGATGGCTGATATAAAGCCGATTATTCAAAAGTTAAATGAATTAGAATTAAATATTTCTTATCCAGCAATAAAAAGACTATATAAAGAGATCGCCGCGCATATGAAAGATGGAGAATCTCGTAAAATAAATATCCCATTCCCGGAAGTTAAGCGCCGTATTAAAGGCTTCCTATCCGGCGATACACGTAAAGAAACATGGGTGAAACTCGAGGCGGATGATTAAATACTCCGTTGGCGGATAAATAGAAACTCCGCCGGACAAATAAATACTCCGGTGCCGCCACCACCACCCTAATTCTTCTTATCTATCAATATTTCTTTTCCAAGATTTTTTATTATTTTTCGTTCATAGTTGTTATAATTTTCAATCGGTTCACATATGGAGCGCATCATTGTCAAGTATTTAATTTGTTTTTTTTCTGTTTCCATCCAATCAGGATTATCGATAGCCCATTGCTGCAATGCCGTGCGTTCCATATCGGCGATTTTCACAATCGTGTTTTTCATCATGTCGTGGTTTTCATCTTTCTGCCACTTATCTTCATCTTTTATATACATGGTGTCGCGCTTTATATCTGTGCAATGAATTGGACGTTTATGAATGTCCAACTCTTTGAGTCCCTTTATTAAAACATCGGTTATACCACGCGATATACCGTTAGTTTTTGAAAATAGTAGATCCTCTAATGTTATTTTAAGCGAATCTATAAAATCTGATATATTTAATGCATCTTTGCACTGTTCGTTTAAAAATACATTCAGATTAAAATTATTATTCATAGTTGTATTATTATTAGTTATATTACCGAGTTTTGGTATTATACTATTTATTTGCTCCTGTTGTCCTTTTATTATTTTCATCATTTCATCATTATCTTTAATGAGCTTTAGTAGAAGTTCGTCCTTGTTTGGAATGCTATAACTAGGATTAGGGCTATATATCAACTTGTCATTATTATCATTAGATATGCCGACATGAATTATGGTATTAGAATCGTCTTCTTTGGTTATAGAATTTGACTCGAGTGATTTGACTTTAACACATGTTCGCTTATGCTTTGCTAGTCCCGGACGATACTTGTAATTATTACCACAAATGCAGCTAAATGTTTGGTCTACCTTATTTGGAGTTTTTTTGTTACTCTCGGTTACTCTTTTATGCTTGTTGGTCTCGATGTGTCTTTTGAAATCATTTTGTTTGCAGCATTTAAAGTCACAACTTTTACAAATGAAAAGGGGAGTTTTTGAAGAGTTTTTTTGGTTATCCATTTTCATATATATAGAGTAATATAAAAAACTCCTAAACCTTTTTCATATAATATATATAAAATGTTAAAAAGTTATCGTAACAAAATTTTCAATCTTAAAAACAAATTTAGAGCATTATGCTCTGAGTGACGTTTTCATCGTTTTTTTTAAATCTATACCTGGGTTTTGAAAAAAGGACATTTATAAATGTCCAATTTTGAAAAACGGCTCTGAGACTTGAATTTTTTATACATCGATGTTATATCCACTTTATTCTGTTCCGTTCTGTTCCATTTCACCAAATTAATGAATAATATACTATATTGAAATTAAATATCATGAATATATATATTTTTAGTAATAAATAACAAATGGATGTTATAATTCATGATACAAATACCAATAAAATAGATGATGATTTACAAAATATATTAAATCATAATTCAAAATGTTATGAATTTAAGTATATGAAATTTGCAAACGGTTTGTTTAATAAAACGGTTGATGCAACATATGTAATACATTTGAAAGGTAACGGCAGATATGAAAATATTATGAAACAGTTGAATGAATATCATCCATCGAATGATGTATATATTTTATTAAACGATGGTTATAAAAAGTGTAACAAAACGCAAAATATTGTTTATCCTGCAGATGATTTAATTGATGCATTTTTTCAAATTTTCAAACATGCACATAAACAAAACTATGATAATATTCTTATTCTTGAAGATGATTTTATGTTTAATACTGAAATAAAAAATGAAAAACATATTACAAATATAAATAATTTTTTGATACGAAAAAAAGGGGAAGATTTTATATATTATATAGGTTGTATTCCATGGTTATTAGTTCCGACATTTTATGATACGAATACATATATGAGTATATTATCTACTGGAATGCATAGTGTTATCTATAGTAGGAAAAATAGAGAAATATGTATGAAACGATATGTAAATGATACAAATAATACGAGGGATTGGGATTTAATATATAATTTATATTCAAAAAATAGGTATACATATTATAAGCCACTTTGTTATCAGTTATTTGAAGATACCGATAATAGTAACAACTGGGGAAAATTTAATAAAGTATATGAATTTTTTGGATATATGTTAAAAACATTTTTTAAGTTTATGAATTTAGATAAAAGTGTTGAACCTGGTTATAGTATATTATATATATTTTCAAAGTTATTATTTTTAATACTCGTGATATTATTTGTATACTTTATTATAAAGTTAAAGAATATGTTTTATATTTTTACAGTAAATAAATACGTAACAACTAAGAAAAAATAGAAACTATATAAAGTAACATATTATAGAAAATATAATATTTTATGGACAAAGACAAAGACAAAGACAAAGACAAAGACAAAGACGAGGACGAAAAAGATAAAATAAAATACAAAACCAATAAAAAACTTAAAATGATAGAGGATAGTGTTATTCGAAAGTTATGTATATATTTATATAACAAATTCAATTTAAAAGAAGTAAAAGAAAGCACACTATATCGTCATATCCATGACACATTTATTTTTTTAGTTTCATTTATTGCATTATTTAGTATGAATTTAACACACTTGGCTATACTTTTTATAATTGTTTCATTTGATGCTTTTGCAATTGTTGTTTTGCATGCATGTCCGTTAACTGCATTAGAAAGAAAATATATTAAACGTTCATCATGTGACGATCGCGACGAATTATTAGGTGCTCTTGGTATATCATATAATTGTGATCACGAATATGAAAAACAGATTGAGTTGCTTGTTAATGTATGGTTAATGGTAGCAGGTAAATGCATGTG